TTGCAAGTATAAGTTTCTCCGAATTTAGGGCTGATAGTACGGCAATAACGCCAGCTAACATCATGATGCCAACTGCAAATCCAATTATTCCAGCAGCACTCTTTTTTAAGTCACCACCACTTGTCACGTTAACAAATACACCTATTACAGTTATAAGCGTTGCTATAACACCAATACCAGTAAGCGCCTTATCAAACGGAAGTTGCGCAAGCAGCGCGACAGCACCAGCAAGTATAGCAATACCTACGGAAAACCCTATTAGACCGGCGGCACTAGCGGCTAAGTCACCGCCGTTTGTAAATACGATAAATAAGGTTAATCCGCCAATAAGAGTAGCAATTGCTTTTATACCTTGGTCTAGTTTTGTTGGGTCTAGTTCGGAAAGTTTTGATATGGCTACGACTAAAATACCAATCCCAATGCCAAATCCTATCATACCACCAGCACTCTTGGCTAGGTCACTGCCGTTTGTAAATACAGTAAATACTGTTAATCCGGCAACAAGAGTAGCAATTGCTTTTACGCCTTGGTCTAGTTTTGTTGGGTCTAGATTACCTAGAATTGCCAAAGCACCAACTAAGATAGTAAGTCCAATACCAAAACCCACCATACCACCTGCACTCTTTTTTACATCGTTACCAGTTGTTAGCATTGTAAATAATGTTAATACACCAATAAGACTATATAGTGCGTCCGCCCCTTGTTTAAGTTTTAGTGGATCTAGATTACCTAGAATTGCTAATGCACCAACTAAGATAGTAAGTCCAATACCAAAACCCACCATACCACCTGCACTCTTTTTTACATCGTTACCCGTTGTTAGCATTGTAAATAATGTTATTACACCAATAAGAGTAAATAGTGCTTGGGATCCCTGATCGAGTTTTACTGGATCCAAATTACCCAGAATTGCCAAAGCGCCAACTAATATATTTATTGCAATGGAGAATCCAATTAATCCCTTGGCACTCTTAGTAATATCAGAACTGCTTGTTGCTTTGATAAATATTATTAAGTACGACATTATAAAGCCAAGAGCGGTTACGCCGGTGCCCAACTTCTGCCAATCAATAGACGATAGTATTTTTACGGCCACAGCAAGCACTAATAACGCGGCGCCAATGGCCAGCAATTTACCAGCAATTTTACCTTCGCCTTTCACTTTATCGAGAACTTTAAGGGCAACAACAAGTTCCACAAGTATAATAGTAAGCGCACCCAGACCCTTTGCAATTTTTGCAATGTCTAAAAAAGATAACACAAAAAGTGCTGCTGTAAGTATACCCACGGCAATAGCAATTTTAAGTAGCGCCTCAGCTTTTACTTTTAATTGGAATGCCTTTAATGTATTACCCAGCTGTTCAAGTATTCCGGATATCGAACCAATTCCATCGTTTATGGTTTTGGCAATCATTATTAATCCACCGCCGGTTAGTAACGCCCCTACATCCTGAAGTGTAAGTCCTGATAGGCTCTTTTTTAACCATTCAAAGACTGGTCCAACTATACTCTTTATTGTAGTTGCTACTTTTACGAAAATATCCTTAATCTTAGACATCGTCCGTCTGAGGGTTTCAAACGCTGTGTTAACTTTATCGACCTTAGTTCCTGTCCTAGGTAAGCTTTTATCACCGGATAATGCATTGGATATATCTCTGATTTTATCACTAACTATCATAAATACGGCTTTAATACCAGATAGCGCATTACTAAGTAATTCTGAGTTTGATATGGCAGTAACACAGGCTGATCCAAATGATAACAATGTATCTTTTATATTAGTTACAGCATACTTAACCGCGCTCATTACCTTAGCCACTTTTTCTAATGCCACTCCGAAGAAATTGCTCTTTTCAGCTGTGTCGTTAAGTGATACTAGAAAATCACCCAGGTTTGCTGTTACGGATAGTAGTCCACCAGCACCTGGCGCAAGCGCTTTTACTACCAACCCAATACATTTTGCTATGAATGCGAATGCTTTTCCACCTAGGTCTAAAACAGCAAATAATCCTTGAAAAGTTCGTTTTAGATTTTTTGATGTTCCTTCTCCAATTTGAAAGCCCTTCATGAGATCTCTAAATGCTTCGCTAATCTTAATGAGTTTGTCACCAGTGATTGGTTTAAACACAGCTTTGAACGCATCTTCTAACGGTTGTAATACTTTTGATATGCTTAATAGTGCATATCCTATTCCCTGTAGAAGCGCTTGTCTACCTCCATTGGCATTCCAGAACGCCAATATGGCATTTCTAGCGTCTGCTGATGCATTTGTAGCTGCTCCAAAAGCATTACTTAGCCCCGTTAACAACGCAGTTGCCTGCGCTTGATTGCCTATTATATTTTCCCACGAGGTAGCCCATCCTGACCCAACAACTTCCTTCATTACTCCAAATAACTTTGTTACTGTCGTAACCTCTCCAGCCAAAGCAGTCATAGCATCATCGGCCGCGTACATAGCCGTTACAGATTCAAATACATTTTTGGTCAACCAGCCGCCAGATAGTGTATCTCTAAAATTCACTGCACCACTGTTTAATTTTGTAAGTGTCTTTGTATCTATAGTGCCCATCGCTTTGGCCATAGCTATTAAATCATCCTTAAATTTCACGGTGGATAACCCCGCAGTGTCCAGAGACATCCAATCCAACGATTTAACGGTTTCTGACATTTGTGATACTTGATACAACGCTCCTTGAAGTCTAATATTATCGACGCCCGATGCCGCTGCTAAATTAGCTAATCCTTTAACTATAGATACTGATGAGTCTAATTCACCGGTCTTAGCTGCGAATTTTCCAACCATATCCGTCATTTGGCCAAAATTATAGATCGTCTTATCGGCATAATCATTTAATTCGGCTAATGCTTTATTAACATCGTCGAGATTTGTCCCTTTGCCCTTGGTATTGGCGAGGATAGTCTTTATGGCGTTCATTTTAGTTTCATATTCGTCAAGACCCGACTTGATTGGATCTACGGTTAATGCGGATACAATTCTTTTACCCGCATTTATTGCCGAGTTTGTGAGGTTATTTATTGCCGTCATTCCAGCAATCCCCATAGTACTAAATCTATTGGCAAGTCCATCAACAGCCCGCGCAATCCCATCAAGAGTAAAATTTGCCCCGGCCTTAGTAAGCCTATCTAGCCCTTTTGCTGATCCTTCAAGATTTAACCCTTTTTTTAATCTTTCGAGTGTGGTCATACTCTCTTGTGCATTGCGCTCAAATTGTTTGTTATCAAAGCGCATTTGAACAATACGTTCATCAGTACTACTCATAATTTCACAACCTCCCTCCAGGCATCGTCTGCAATATTATCGAAAATAGGTTTTAGTGCTGGATTTATGTAATCTATTCCTTGTACATATCCCCCATTTTTTGTACCATGACCATACTGTATCAAAACCGCGATTGGTACTCCATCGACTACGTTTGAATTGGCCCAAACTATTGAATATCCGCCTCTAGTTTTTTTAATTTCGTAATACCATGAGCTAGCCGTTTTACCAGAATCGATTGGGGTTGAGTTTGAGAGGGCTAGGACACCAGCTGCTCCATACTTTTCTAAAATATGTAAGTATTGTGCTTTTAACACCCCTTGTAGGAGTTTTTCAGTTCTATTAAAATTTCCCTTTTGATCAAACGTTATCATACATACCCTCTCTCTCGTTACCCGTTAGTATTCATTGATTGTCTACGGGCAGCATTTATTGATGAATTACGACTCATCGTTTCTTTTTTACCCATCTTTTTAGGAGGTTGGTTTTTTATATTACACACTTGCGTTAGTGTTAATAACCTATTCAAGTGCCATTTTTCGCATTCCATTGGAATATTTAGTTCTATCATCCAATAATAAATTAATTCGGCTGTGACTATTTCTCGATTTCCAGGTTGTTTTTCCTTTGGAAATGTAGTGGCCGTCATTGGAGCATCAATATATTCACTTATCTTATCAATAATTCCATTGGTTAAATATTTATATACGTCAGGATCAACGTTTTGTGTTATGGTCATACATCGAATATAATCGGAAGTTTCTTCTGGTGTTTTTTCTGTTTTTCCTAAAAATGGTTTGCACCACTTCGATTCCCATTTTGAAAGGGAGACTAACGAATGCTCCAATTGTAATACCTGCCCTTTTGATTTTGCGAATTCTTCTTTTGCATCATCATATAGCTCGATACTTGGTATTGTAATCTTTAACATACGTTCGGCCTCCCACATCAAATTATTTATTAGGTACTTGATTTTGCTTTTCTTTTGGAATGATCTCATTTACAAACGCCGCAGCCAAATCAGCATCTGATGCCAATTCCATGAATATATCACTATAGGCCTCTGTCTGAGAGAAACCATCTCTGATTTCCTGATTTTTTATAAATCGTTTACCGTCTAGTGATTTCTCACCATAGGCTCTTAATACTAGATCCTTAAAAACTTCAACTATTCTCTTTGTATCTTGCGTTGACACTATCTTCTGGAGCATCTTCGTGAGCCCACCATTATGGGAAGCTTCCATCTCTGTAATCTCAGCTCTTGTGAGATTGAAATAGAAGTCCTCAGTTCTTTCATTACCATCATAATCAGTATATGTTACAGTTTTTTTTAACATGTTTTTGTCTCCTTTTTTCAAAGTTAAATTTTTAAAAAGAGCCCTAGTTCAACATAGAGTAGGGCTCTTCTGTTTATTGTGTATTATTATGCAGTCGTAAACTTTCTTACTACTGGTGCGAGTGTCTGACCATATACATCATTAACCCCAGCAATAGCAATAAGATGAGCAGTGGCTGCTGTCAAGTTTGCATTTGGTATGATTGTCATAATCTTTCCGGCTACATCCCATGACTTTGCGAATGGAATTATAACACCGGCTGCTGTAGTAAGGATTACATTTTCTTCATTTATCTTATTGTTAAATGTAAGAACAATATTGGATGTTACTACAACTGCAGTAGCCGAATCAATAGGAAGAGAACTAGACAATGCCAATGCTAATGGAGCAGCAGAAGCAAATACGGTGGTGATCTCATCAGGTAATGGAAGACGTGGTTCAACACCAACGTTACCGTATAAAATTACTTCAAGGGCCGCCAATTTAGCTGGATCAACCTTGGTAGAATCTACAATGAGGCTAGCCGTTGGTTTAAACCCAGTAACTATAACTGGTGTGGTAGTTACTTCCCATGATAATGTGATAGCTTCCGGTGATTCATTTATTGTAGCATACGCCTTCTCGGAAGGTGCTGCTACTGCTCCGTAAATCATGTGTAGTTTATAACCGTAATCTGCATTATCAATATCATTGCCGATAGCGGTTCTATAACAAAGACCGAATGCCGATCTCTTCTGCTGACCAATTTTTACACCCCCAGCAACTTCTGCTGACCCATCACAAACTCCAAATGCATCGGGATATGTATACGCCTCGATTGTGGCACCAAACTCCTCAGCAGATATAATATTCAGATACTTAATATTATCTGCGTACACGGGATTCGCTTCTGCTCCAGAAGGACTCTCAGTAACACCCGTTAAACCATTCCAAGCATAGCCAAGAGGATACACCCCGGCCGCATTCTGTGGGTATACTACCCCCTGGCTTACTCCAGTTTCAAATAAACGTTCGCCAATTTTGTCCCAAACAAGTTTCATAATTTTTTCCTCCTATTAGAAATATAATCGTAATACATCGTGAATTAATCCATCGGATGTATAATGTCTATCAAAGCTGCACATTGGCAGACTTAGTAGTTTTTCAACAATGCTATCATTTGGTAGCTTACCTACGACCGTTACACTGTAGCAGATTGTTCTTTTATACAGCGCATTATTGGCACGCAAAGTGTCAATTTTGGACGGTTCGAACTTAATAGCTGGCCATTCCATTTGTATATTTGATGGGGGATTGTAGTACACATTTTGGTTACCTATCATATCTTCCAATAGGCCCTGTAGTAGAAGTCTACTTCCCATTGTACAACCCCCCAATCATTAGTATGAGTCTAGGGTATTGAACTTCAATATCTGTGATCTTCCATTTAATACCCCTTACTATAGCATATTTCATGCTGCCGAAATTACCCATGGCGAAAGCGTCAGCAATAATACTAATGTTATTCATAAGAGAAATATTAGTATTGGTTGAGTCTGTGGCTTGTTGCATTTTGTTACGATTACTGATCGTGTCGCCATAATGCGTACGCTCGACAGCTTGACCATCAGACCAAACGCCTCGCTCAACTTCTTCGGGTATTCCATATCCGATTTTACCGCTCCACTTCGCCATTTTGAATTTCCCCTTTTTTCAACTATTATCAGACTACATATTCGCTTGACTTGAGTGTTGCTAGGACGGCGGTTGTTGGTGTTACGCCGTCTGTTTCAACATACGTAATGGTACCAACTCCAGTTGTTAAATTGAAGCTAACTGGAGCATATTCCTTCACCCCGTCAATAACAATTACACCCTTTTCAAAAAAGTCTTTTAAAACTGATGCAGAAATCTTTACAGTTTTTTCAGGATTTAAATAAGCGTAGACGTCGGCTGCTTTCTTATACACAACGGTCGCTCTTACATGTACATCATTTGCTTTCTCATAAATCTTCATTTACAAATACCTCCGTATATTATATTTTTGTTTTTATTATCCAACTACAGCTGGTGTTGATTCAATTACTAGTGCTGAGAAAGGTTTAACCAAAGCTCCTGAGCAGCGAGTTTCGATGAGATACTTCTGTTGATTGTAGTCGATATCAAAATCATCAAACATGCTAACCGCGCCACCCTTATCCGCGCCTACATTATAATCAACAAGATTAACTATAATACCAAGCAGTGTATGTGTCTTGGCGCCAACGACTCTAGTACTATTTTCCAT